CTCCCGGCCCTCCCACGCTCTACGGAGCACTCTATCTAAGGAGTATGTTAGTACAATGGCCTATGAGCGATACGATTGGGAACCCGCAGGGGTATTTTACAACCCTTACGAGCCCAACGAATCACTCAAGCATAAGCGATATGAATTTATCGCCCACGCTGAGACCAAAGACCGAGTTTTCGGTCAAGGTCACTATCTATGGCCAAATCCACCGGGGAATATAGACGTTGGAGGTCTCTGGGATATCACTAGTACATCGTACGATAGTGGTTACCAGGACGTCGGTACCATACAAATGGCCGACTTCAACGTTTATAGCCAGCACCAATACACCGGTAAGGTGTGGACTGGCTTCAGTAATCTGACTTCCCTTGGAGACGTAAGCGGAAACGCTTCGTCAAAAGCGGCGGAAATGTACGCGAGCATGAAGCCTACGAAGCCTGTTTTTCAGGGCCTTAATGCCATTTATGAGCTTAAGGATGTACCTGAAATGCTTCGTCAGAAGATGTCCAGTTCCGGACTAAAGAATATAGGTAATTATTACCTTGCTCTGGAGTTCGGCTGGAAACCTTTGCTATCTGATATTCTTGCTACGGTTAACTTTCAAAGGAAAGCCGAGAAGAAGCTCAAATGGCTGCTCAAACATAATGGTAAGCCTGTCACTACGTCGTATCAATACGGCAGTAGTGACCCCGAGATATCACCACACTCAGTGAACGAGGATATTCCTAGCCCGCTGTTTGTGTCATATGCCTATAGAGGCAGTACTTGTGATACTTGGACTAGTACTCAGGATAGGATTTGGGCTTCTGCCCGCTTCCGATACTGGTTACCAGATGGCCCACAGGATATTAATTGGAAACGCAGACAGTTGGCAGCCCTATACGGGTTGAAACCAACTCCCTCTGCGGTTTACAAAGCGATCCCGTGGACGTGGTTAGGAGATTGGTTCTCTAACACTGGGTCTGTTATTCAGAACCTTGATGTTGGAGTGGCCGATCGGCTAGCCGCTGACTATTTTTACGTGATGCGAGAACGTGAAATTAATTTGTACCGTAATTTTAGTACAAATTATATCCGTGCTGGCTCGCGTGAAACAGTCAACGCCACGTTTACCGGCACCAAAACCACGAGACACCAGTCTCGCGGTCACGGTGACCCCTTCGGATGGGCGACCAAGGAAGATTCCTTGAACGCCGGCCAGTTAGCTATTATGGGTGCATTAGGCTTGTCCCGTTTAGGCTGACTTATACAAGCTGTGTGACGGCAGCAATTAACCCGTCACTTGTAAAAGCGTAAAACGGAGCTTCTAATGCTTGCAGATCCTCAGTCCGTCGTATGGGCCGGTACTCCATCGAATTATGCGCGGATTCGTCAAGAACCTACGCAGAATACGTACAGTACTCCCGACGGCGGCGCCCTCCTTATCACGAAGCAGAATAAAACTGCTACGCGATTTCGGCGGGAAGTCCGATATGTTACCAACAAAGTTGCCTCAGATCCGATTTCGGGTCTGAATAAGCAGCTTTCCGCGAGTTGCTACATCGTAATTGATGAGCCTCTCGCTGGTTTCACGGATACTGAGCTCGGCTTCCTTGTTGAAGGTCTCAAAACTTGGTTGACTTCGGCCAACCAGGCAAAGATCTTCGCCGGTGAGTTTTAAAGTTTTTAAGGTACCTTTCAGAAAAATTCTGTCGGGTATTCTTATCGCTTCGCAACTCGCCGCGGCAATTGCACAGGCGGCTAAGTCCGTCCGCAATCCACCGCAAGGGTAGTTTCTAGCTAATTAACTGGCTAGAGTAAGCTTAGACGGTCTCTGTTCCTCACACGAATGGAGGTTCAGATGAAAAGACCGACCATGCTCGTCCAGGCGATACTGCATCAAGCAGCTATCGACCTAGACTTGTCCGTAGAGCGTGACTTGCAAACTCTTGCAAGTCGTTGTAAACACGAAGGACTATCGTTTTTAACTTTAGTCCTCCCCAAACTCTCTGATTCCTTGGAAAAGGGTCTGGAGTGTGGGCTTTTCTCATGTCCTACTAATTTTAGCAGGCATGGAAGGCTCCCGAAATTCCTTTCGGGTTTCTTCAAAAGGGTGTTTACGTTAGATGGCGTGCTACTAGACGATGCCTGCCCGTACTCTATTGGGTACATAAGGCAGATCTGTCGCTTCTTCAAGAAGCCAAAGATGGAATGTCCTTCTCGCGTAAATGAGGAGGCTATTCAGCATTTCGTCGACGTAGAGGATGAACTCCGGATGGCGACTCCGAACATTGTTCGGCAGGATTATATCCTTGATCAAGTTTCGAGGGTCTTGTGGTCTCAGGTTTTTCCTGAGATCGACCCCCTTGACTTGGTTTGTCACCATGGACCGGGAGCCACGGCTGAAAAGAAGAAGCTCAACGAGCGTAATCTGATCAGTTTGTGGAATTCCCGCTCGGAGTTTTCGTTTCCTTCTGATCTTCACTGCTTTCCCAATTATGGGTTGGCTGCTGAGTTCAGTGGATATAAGGAAACGGATGGTTATAGTCCGGTACAATTCCTCTCTATTAGGGATGAACTCCCTGTTAGAGTTGTTCTTGTACCTAAGACGCAAACCTCTCCACGAGTTATCGCGATTGAACCTAGCCATGTACAATATATGCAGCAGTCTGTTAAGGACTACGCATATAGAGTCTTGGAGGAACACGCCTTGACTAGGGATTCTATCCGGTTTACCCGGCAAGGACCTAATCAAGAACTCGCACGCATTAGCAGCATGAATAAACGACTAGCTACGCTAGACCTGAAAGACGCGTCGGACCGAGTGCATCTGCACTTAGTTCAACGAATCTTTAAGAACTCAGGCATCCTCGCATATCTGGAGGATAGTCGTTCATTGTCTGCTGATTTGCCTGATGGTCGAAACATAGTTTTGAGTAAGTTTGCTTCTATGGGTTCAGCTTTATGCTTTCCCGTTGAGGCAATGGTGTTTTACACCCTTATTCAAGCTGCTATGCATCGCCATGCAGGTATACATCCTACATCCGCATCTATCAAGAAGTTTTCTTCTTCGATAGATGTGTACGGAGACGACATTATTGTCCCTGTACACCTTACGGACGTAGTCGTGGATTACCTGGAGAGTTACTCTCTCAAGGTTAATGTCAACAAGTCATTCTCTAAAGGTTACTTTAGGGAGTCTTGTGGTGCGGACTATTATAAAGGCATTCCGGTTGATCCGGTATATGCCCGAAAAATACCGCATGACGATCCACGCGACTGGGAAGCAGATCATCTTTTATCCTGGAATGCTACCGCTGACCTCTTTTATATTAGAGGCCAGTGGCATGTTGCCCAGGTGATACGTGATATGCTTCAGCGAGTGGCACGTGTTGCCATACCCCGTTCTCGACAATTCGGTTCGGGGTTAGTACACTTCAGTTATCTTTTCAGTACAGGGCTTCGCTATTGCGATGAACTGCACGGATGGAAACAGAAACGTACTACATTCCAACCTCTTAAACAGAAGGATGAAATTGATGGTAACGAACTTGCCTGTCTCAACGCTTGGGGCCTGCATACAGTCAGAAGTGCCCCCGGAGAATTCATTCTGGGTCAGCATACCCCTGGACATCGACATGGAAATGCCGGTGTTTTGGAAGTACGCGAAATCCGGAATGTTTCCTGGGGATACCACTCAAACTGTTTTGTGGGACTCAAGGAAGTTGAGCATCGAAACATGTTCAGCATTCCGCGCTTACGCGGCCTATCGCAGTCATATGAATGGACAAAGACGAACTTTTCGTCCTTACCATCATTGGCTAGCGTTAGCCTTGCCTTTCGCAAGGATGTCGAGCACGTACGAACTCGAACGGAATCCGACGTTAGATCGTCGGGGAGAGATCCAACAGACAACTATCTGAAGGAAGTCTCCTCCGATCCCTATAAGGCCCTATACGGGCTCTCAGAAGGATTGGATTTCTCGTCCAGTACTAGGACCGGCGTCCTAAAGTCGAAACGCCGGTGGGTCAGCATCGCTTGCTGACGTAGAGGTTAGTTACCTCTACAGGAGGAGAACAGAGCTGACGCTCCGTTTCCCGGGCCCTACCCAGGGTCCTTGGACGGAGATGTTCTGCTTTCGCAGTGCATCTCCT